CCTCGCGCCAAAAATTTTTCCAACAGGGAAATTTCTTTTTCGTGGAGCGTCGGTGGTCGCTCCTTTTTTTGTGGGATTATTTTAATGAAGGAGTCCATCACTGATGAGTTCACTGATCAAGCTTTAGATATTTTTTTGGAAAGTGATACACTTCAGACAAGGATTGTAGAACCAATCAAAAGAAAGGTTTTTCCTTATTTGATATGTATCGGTCTCTTTAATCTAATATTATTCATAATGTTAGCTTATGTGGCTAGGAAGATTTCGGGTCCTCGATGACCACCTCGACGTCTGATCTCGGAGTAACGTCACCCGTTCGTATAGCTCCAAGCTCCTTTTTTAACTCATCGCGCATCTCGTCTTCCGAGATAAACATATCGATAGGTTGGATATGCATGATCTCTGGTTTGAAGAATTCGGAATCGTCGGGGAACTGCTTCTCGAACGCCTGAATGATAGCATAGGGAAGGGGTGGTGACTGCTCGATAAGCCTGTCGTACTCGGCTCTACACGTCTCTATCATCGTAGAACCGTCACACGAACGTTCTTGGATGGGGAGAGAAAGCTCTAACCGAATTGTGCGCGAAAGCTTACCGTATTGCAGTGACGCAACTCTGCATCCTTCCATCATTTCATTAATTTTTAAGAACTGCATAATAGTGGCTATGATACCAGCGATCAGGTTAAGACCACCAATTATAGCCGGTGCAGAACTTCTCATATTAGGAGGGAACGATTGTTGCGCAAAGTTAGCTGTACCCGTGATCGTCGATAACACGATGACTGGTAAAGTAAAACGCATACTCTGTTTCTTGAATACGAGATACGCGTGGTTATGCATGTACCTGTAACAGGCCGACGCTTCGCCCCAAGTTTTCAATATCTTTTCCTGTGAGGGATGCCAAATTCGTTTTACCTTTTCTTTGGGTTGGACCTTTTTCTTTTCTTTGTCCATACTAATAGAGATGAATATTATATTTTTCATCCACGTCCTTCTCTTCCTCGCGATGATAGTGATACCATTTACCGCGGATGAAGTGATCCTATCTCTTTACTCACTTCTCATACCTTTCTTATTTTTTCATTGGGCGACAAATGACGACACGTGTGCACTTACCGAGATTGAGATGAAACTGACCGGTAATAAGAAGGAAGATACGTTTTTTGGACGATTAGTCGGACCGATATATAAACTCGACAATACCACATCGGGTCTCATTCCTAAATTTTTGTTCCTCGGTTTATGGTTATTCGTCCAGCATAAACTAAAGAGAATACCATACGCAGAACGTGTTGACCTATCCGAAATCTTTTCTAAGTTATATAAATGAAGAAAGGAAAGACTAACACACCCGCATTAGTGATAATGTTGGTACTCGTCGCCATCATTTTTTATCTCATCACACGGTTACAAAATCCCAAGATTGTCAAGGTACCCGTACCGACACCCATGGTTCCACCGCGCCCGATCACGAGTATTCGTCGTTCACCTGAATATAGAGAACCCCCAATCAAAATGTACAAACCCGGTGACGTACAACAAATGGGCGTTCTCATAGGCGAGAACGAGGAAACTCTCCCCTTATATGGAAAAGAGGTGAGAGGGCGTCGCGATCAATACCATTACTACACATCAACACCCGGGAATCAGATTTACTCTATTCCCGTGACCGTCGGTGATCGCGATTGCATGGATGATTTAGGATGTAAAGAGTTGTATGGAAACGAAGCTGTGAATGTCTTGGGTAAGGCGGCTCCTTATCAGGCTAAGCTTTATAGGACCGATCACTTTTTTTAATCTCGGTATATATAAATGGTTGACATAAGAACAAAAGCCCGAAGAAAAGGGATCCGTTTAACGAGAGACAGCCAAGGTAAACGCGTGAAAAAGACAAATGAAGCTTTACGAAAGGAGATTAACTTACGCAATTTAGCAGTCATGAAAAATCGCGTAACTCAAGCTGCCGCTACTATGCGCACGTGTCGTCAACTCGTTAAGAATCGATGCACATGTGCCACGAAGAAAATGAGTCCGGTACGCCCACCTCCGCCACCTCCACCGCCTCGACGTATGCCGATGGCCCGTCCAGCTCCCATCGGACGTCCCACGATGCCTAGAAATCTACTGACACAGCTCCAAAAGAATTTGAATCGCCGTGGTCTTAGACAAATCGCAAACCGAAACGCGAGGACATCAATCGCTTAGCTCCAGTCATACTCGGTTTAGACCACAATAGCCACCTAGACCAGAATCCAGCTGTTTTTAAACCAGCTTTAGACCATGTTTCACCCATACGACCATGGCGTGCGAGATATCTCTTCATACGCGATGGATCTTTATGGATCGTATAATCCGAATAGCCCGCACCCCCAAAATCTACGTGTGAACCATCTTCGAAAGTAACTCTATACTTCTTTTCGGGATTTGGACTCTTTCTGAGCGTTACCTTCATTACTATACGTGAAGAAAATTTTGCGTTTTCTTTTCGTATCTATACTATATGTCCACATATAGTTGGATATACATAGTATTCTGTGTACTGTTTATTTTAGGTGGAATCTCTATGCGTGATCCACCCAATAAGTACGATTACCCACCTATCCCCATCGAGAAGCTTGACGTGTACAATACACCTATAGATATTAAGAAAGAGCGTGCGCGTCAGGAAGAAGCAATGAAACCGAAGAAACCTGAATACACTTTCAGCCCAGATTCATATGATCGCTTTGCCACTTTTTAATGTAGCGGAATACTAAGATGCAAATAGCTGTAATAGGTACGAGTCTATTGGGACTCACTGTATTAGGTTCTATAGCCAATATGTTTAACCCTCGTGCGGAAATGTCTCGCGCCCCTTCTATGCCCCTCATAGCAGGCGAAACGAGTTGGGAATCCGATTCTGATTCCGATGTCAACGAAGAAATCATAAAGTTAGCAATACAACACAGACGCGAATACCCTACATTAGTCCATGCACCGAGCGACTATTTCCCTATAGAAGACATCCATAAAGATAAAACGCTGCGTATAAAATTTATAAATTTACTAGACAAGCGCGTTAAATTTACAATACACCCCGTCACATGGTCGAGATGGTTTTTGAGTGCTTTTAAATGTATGATACCCACCCCCGTTGGTAGCATAGGTGTAGAAGGTGACGTAGAGAAGGAGACCGTGAAAAATAATGAAGTCCGATTAGCACCTATTTCAAAACTGAAAAGGCGTCTACCAGATATTTGTGAGTTCGCTATACCATGTAAAAAAGTCTACGTTTCGATGTATGTAGACGGGGCACCGGTATTTGTAGATCGCAAAATGAAAGCGTTCGATACGTTTATTTGTAGATCCCATACAGGAGTTCGTGCATAAAGAATAAACGCCATGAGTAATCATGGATCAAGAAATTACGAACCTCATTAATCAACTTCACGATCTTCGTGAGGATTGGCACATGATCGAAGACGAACACAGAGCTCATTTAGATAGGTTTGACAACGTTACACGTGAAGCAACCGCGTTAAAGGTCATATTAGGAATCTCATGGGTCATTAATGGCATCATCGCGTGGCTTATCATGGACACGTCGACGGGTGAAACTGTCACCATTGAACCTACTTATTTTAATCATACATAAAGAACAAGTACTATGTAAATAAAAATGGTTAAGAAAGATGATGTTGCATTCACCTCATTGCCATACGCTGAACGCCTGAAAATGTATACCGAACAAAAAAAGCGAGCAACCGAAAAGGCTATGAATAGTGAAAAAATTGTGTATAAGTCTACTAACAACCCCGAAAAGTTCAAAGAGTTTCTCGAGGATCGTCTCGAACTATGGGACTCTCTTAAATCGAACGTGGTCGAGAACGGACGATTGAAGAAAGGGTTTACGAACAGGTACCATGAGAAGATGTACGAGAAGACGAGGGAGATTATACAGAATCTACCCTGTTAAGTTCGTCACTTTGATAGGACATGTCCCTACTTTTCCTTCTATGTGTTATATTTGAAAAAGCCCCTAACCAGCGACTAACAGCTCGTTTTGAAGCGATAACAGAATTTGTTTCATCGTTCACAACGATACTGAGTCCATTGCATACATCTGGTTTATTAGGTTTATCGGGAAACTGAACTTGAAATGCCTCTATAGAAACCGACGGAATATCTGGCGCCTCGTCCAACAATCGATCATACTCTTCCCTACATTTCATCATGAACTCCACCACGGGGACCCGGTGTTTCACGTCCAGTGATAATTCCATATCTATATTTCTATAGAACTTAGACCATTGTACACACATGGCAGAATGTGCCTCTGATAAGCTTAAAGCCTGACTGAACTTAGATATACTTGTCAAAATTCCCGCCAACACGTTAAGGAAGGCAAAGAAATATTGGATGATCATTATACGAGTTTTCGTCTCACTACTTACCCCATCATTACCACTGGGGTTTAATACGGCAAAACCACCCACACCCGTGATAGAGGCTATAACGATAGACGGATACGCGAGCCAGTCATTCTGTTTTTTATAAAAAAGACGAGAATGGTTATGGAGCCAGCGATACCCTGCTCCCTTTTCCGCCCAGCGAACTAATAGTTTTTCTTGCTTTTCGCACCACAGACAACTTACCTGTTCATCTAGTGAATTTTTTTCAGACATGGCCTGTGCTTATGTTATGTTCAGATTATTCTGAAATTCTTGGGCAGTTGAACGCGCTAATTTATCTACAAGTTCGTTCTGGTAATTTCCGTTATGTGCCTTTACCCAACGCCATTCTACGATTTTTATAGACTGAACGACCATATCAAGGGTTTTCCACAATTCTTTATTTTTTACTTGGGTCCCAGATGCTGTCATCCATCCATTACGTTTCCAGTTTTTGATCCATGAAGTGATACCGTTCTTCGTATAATTGCTATCCGTGAAAATACACACTTCATCAATACCACGCTTTTTACACTCCTGCAAACCTTTAATGATTGCAGTCATCTCCATAATATTATTTGTCGTCTCACGAGATCCACCGGTTAATCTGAAATCAGATGAAATCACACCCCACCCCCCGGGTCCAGGGTTTCCCAAACAGCTTCCATCTGTATAAACCTCAAACATATTCTTATTTATCGTCTATCTTTTATATTGTTAGGGATAGGAGGATATTCCGATGCCCTTTTAGGCGTCTTACAAATCGTATCACCACAGTGATCCCGATTTTGATACACGGAATTTATAGATGCCGACATTTCACTGCAATTCTTGAGTGACCATCGACCAAGCATCGGTTTTTCTACTCTTAACAACATATCAAAGATTTTTTTAATCATAAGTTATACATGCGTTTTTCTTTTATACCTCAATAAGTGTGTGTTGTCCAAAATAGTTGCGTTGTGCCATGAGAAAAGACATAGAAGTTTTTTGTTGATGAATAAAATCATATTGGTTAATAGCTGCGTGGACAGCTGGGCATGGAACACCCGCAGTCATGCAATGCAAAGCAAAAATACGAGCATCCAGAATATGCTTATCCATTATGCCATGAAGTTCGCTCGCGATGAGTGGACATTCGATGATAGTACCCCTTGACCACGCGTTAATCACATCTTGTTTACTCGCATTTCGCGTTCTCATTAAATCAAATCCTTCTAGAAGCGAAGCGGCAAATGTAAAACGTAAAGTGTTCATGCCTATAATGGGTTTAAATACAGTGGTATTCTTTTGTTTTGTGCGAACTGACTTAATATATTTACTCGTAATTCTTGTGTTGACAGCCGAATTTATGACGGGTGTGGGAATTTCATATTCCAAACCCACTTGAGAACACCATAGTCCCGTGTTATTCATTTCTGCGACATCAGAAATCTTTTCCATATCATATTGCTCGAGTACTTTGAGAGCGGAACGTACGACATATCCATCCATATCAGTACCTATAGCATGCTCTAAAGTCTTTTGCATACGATCGTCGTCGTGATCACAATACGCATATAGATCGGCCACGGCTTGTAGCATACCATATTCAACACCATTATGGACCATCTTTGTAAAGTGACCAACACCAAAGTCTTCACCCATATAGGTATGTCTCTTGGCAAATTTAGATAGGAGTGGCTTGTGCATTTCGTATGCACTTTTAGTACCTCCGATCATTAGAGCGGGTCCCGTTCGAGCACCCTCCGCTCCCCCGGAAAGTCCGGTTCCTAGGTAGTTTACCTTTCGAGACTTACACCTAGACCCACGAGTTCTGGAGACTCTATAATACTCATTTGAACAATCTATAATCGTATCATTAGGTCTCATGTGTTCGAGTAGAATTCTAACAGTATCATCCGTCGCCTGTCCATGGGGAAGAGCTGTGAAGACAACACGCGGCCATTTCATAGCATCTACCATTTCGCCGATAGATTCATGACCATACACATTTTCAGTTTGTTCCTCTAATGTGACAACCTTGGATTGTGTTTTATTATACACGTGCAGCTTTTGCTTTTCCTGAATATTCAGCGCAAGATTTTTCCCGATAGAACCTAATCCGATTACACCAACAGAACTCGCCATTCGTAATCTATAATATACCGATTTATTTAAGCTGCTTAAAACTTATTCTACCATATAAGATAAATGCGTCCTGTAATGAGTTTATCTATACCGCGTATATTCCGTGCACCGAATATTAAGGTAGAGAATTCGGAACAACCCGAATACAAACCAAGATCATATAGTCAGTTTCTCAAAGGTCTCGAGAAGAAAGAGCTTCCACAGGTCCTCGTACGACCTGCGAAAAATCAAGCTGTCTTCATGGAAGAAAATGGAGATTATGGAGACGTCGCCATTGTTCAATCTGATATGTTTTGGGATAAACTACTCGAAAGTGGTGCGAATGTAAACATAGACAATACACAGCCACAGAATCTCGCTGAAAATGTTATCGTGGGGTTTTTCCTTTTGTATGCTTTTACCATGTTTCGTGCCTTTTTTGGAAGTAGAGATGGAGGGGGAATGGGAATGCCCAACCCCTTTTTTAAATCGGCAGACTTCGCCATGGAAGAGAATGTGGAGACACGATTCTCTGATGTAGAGGGTATTGATTCTGCTAAATATGAGCTCGAAGAGATCGTCGACTTTTTGAAGAATCCCATGCGGTATTCAGGTAGTGGGGCTAAAATCCCTCGAGGCGCTCTTCTTTCGGGATCACCCGGAACCGGTAAAACACTTCTCGCTCGAGCGATTGCGGGTGAATCAAGCGTTCCTTTCATTCAGTGTTCGGCAGCGAGCTTTGTTGAAATGTTCGTAGGTGTGGGAGCTAAGCGCGTACGCGAACTCTTCGAACAGGCGCGGACGAATCAGCCTTGTATTGTATTTATAGATGAGATAGACGCCGTGGGTAAAAAGCGTGCAGCCGGATCCATGCCCGGTAATGATGAACGTGAACAGACGATTAATCAGCTTCTTACAGAAATGGATGGATTTGATGAGAACACGGGAATCGTCGTCATCGCAGCTACTAACCGTAGTGACATTCTAGATGAAGCCCTCCTTCGCCCAGGTCGCTTCGATCGTAAGATTCAAGTCACTTTACCCAGCGTTAAAGGTCGTAAGAAGATTCTTGGAGTACACGCTCGAGGCAAGAAGCTCGATAAGAACGTGAGTCTTGGAACTCTCGCGAGACAAACGACGGGGTTTTCGGGTGCCGAACTTGCCAACCTGTTAAATGAGTGCGCGATTCGTGCCGTGAGAGATGGAGATGGTACTATCACCGAGGCTATCGTGGATGACGTGTACCAGAGACTTATTGTAGGAGCAAAGGGTGACACGACGTTTACGGGTCATAAGAAGGATGTCATCGCCTTCCATGAAGCGGGACACGCCATCACGGGTGCAGTCATTCCCGGCTATGATCGCGTGCGTAAAGTTTCCATCATTCCTAGAGGTGCGGCTGGTGGTGTGACCTTCTTCCAGCCTTCGGAAGAGGATGCGGAATCTGCTCTGTACACGAAGCGATATCTTAAAAATCAGATGATCGTGGCTCTAGGTGGGCGGGCGGCCGAGGAACTCATCTTTGGAGCTGATAATATCACCACGGGAGCCTCTTCTGACTACGCGCAAGTGTATAAGATCGCCCGGGAGATGGTCACCACGTATGGTCTAGGTGAAAACAAGTTTGATTACCGAAACTTATCACCCGCGGCTGCACTGATTGTCGATAAGGAGATTAACGATCTCGTGGACGAGTGTTACAAGCGCTCAAAAGAACTCCTGTCTATTAACATGCTTGAACTTAAACAACTGAAAAATAAGCTTATTGAAGATGAACTTGTAGATGGATCGTGGGTGTATGACTTGTTTGGGGGTGATATTTCTTGTAATAGTGTAGACGCGTGGGATGATGAAAATGTTTCGTGTACGTTCGATTGAGGTGTCCGACCGGTCGGACACCTTGCGAAATTAAGACCAAAAAAAAGCGTTACAAAAACGAGGGGGAGTCAAAAAGTAAAGAACCTTCATTTTTAAAAAGTGTGTACGAACAATTTTTAAAAGTGAATTTTTTTTGATATTTTGCAAATACTTCATATGAGTATTTAGTTGGAGAAGGCGAGACCACCCATACCGGATTGGATGCGGAGGACGTTGTAGTTCACGGCGAACATGTTAAGGTTCTGCGTGGTGGTGTTGCCAACCTTGGTCTTGATCGCGACCTGAGCGTTGTCGATCCTCGAGAAATTGCAGGTACCGGTCGGTTGATGCTCCTCGGGCTTAAGCGCGAAAGAGTACGCGTACACACCGGGCATGGGGGAACCAGTGTGGTGCTGGAAGGGCTGGACGGAGTTGAAGTACTTGCCAGACTGCTCCTTGAAGCGGTCCTGGCCGTTAAGCACAAGCTTGAAGGTGTCGATGGGACCGGAAGCCTCCTCAGTCCAGGCAGCCGCACCCTGAGTCACGATAAGCTGGGGAGCGCCGGAAAGGGAGGCGGGCGTGACGGACGACAGACCAGTCGCGAGCTGAGCGCCAGCGTCGGTGGTGACGAAGACGTCGGTGGAGGTGAAGTTCCAAAGGTTAGCAGCGGACACGGAACCACGGTCGGCGCAGAAGACGAGCTCCTTGACCGGGTGGTTGTAGGAGAGGCGGATCTGCTTGGTGTTGCCGGCAGACGCGAGGGCATCGGTGCCAGTGTGCTGAACCTGCTCGATGAGGTACTCGTGACCCTTCTGGGCGAAACGACGGCGTTCCTCAGTGTCGAGGTAGATGTAGTTGGCCCAGACCTTGAAGGTGGAGCCATCGGTGTACTTTTCGAATTCAGACGACAGGTCAAAATCCAGCCTGCACTCGTGATACTGTAACGCTATCAAAGGAAGAGCGAGACCCGGGTTACGGTTGAAGAAGAAGATCAGAGGAAGGAACATCTGACCAGCGTTGACCGCAGGGGAAGTCATCTTACCCCAAGTGGCCTTCTTGGCCTCATCGAGGTAGAGCTCGGAGTAGAGGCGCCACCAGCGCTGGTAGTGCTTGTCTATTCTTTGACCTCCAATTGATAGCTCGACGTCCTTGATAGCACGCTCAGCGGCCCAGCAGTCATCATCGACACCATCAGCGGCAGTCTTGATGATAGTGCCCTTAGCCTTGAGCTCGACATACATGTCGCTGACGAGATCACCGTTACGGGCGATCGTCACGGAAACGCGACCGGAGTCGGAGGCAGTACCGTTCACGGTCTGCTCGATGTTCTCCATCGCGAAGTTAGTGTGGCGCTTGTAAACCGCCTGGAAGAAAGTAACCTTGGGGTTACCAGTGAGATAAACGTCTTGGGCGCCGTAGGCTACCAGTTGCATAAGACCGCCAGCCATTTTGAGAGTAGTTGTACTATAAGCAGAGAAAATAATTTTGG